GGTACACGTACTTTGTAATGAGGAACCTGCTAACAGGGTAGCACTGAGGTATTTAAGTTCTGCTACAAATAGATCAGAAGAAGAACTACTAGGGGGTGGTGGTAGTCTTATCAATGGCGAATGGAAAAAGGATAATTTATTTATAGATAGGATAGAGGAGTCGTACGGTATAGATGGTATTGAGGCCCACCTAAAAGAACATAGGCCAGACATACTTGTTATAGATATGTTAGACAAGGTAACACTACCTGATAGCAAACACATAACTGCCCAACATGAAAAGCTACGTGAGATATACAGACGCACTAGGGATCTGGCTACAAGGTATGAGTGTGCTATCTTTGGGTACTCCCAATTGTCGGCAGATGCAGAGGGCAGGGTAAATCTTAATCTATCTATGATGGAAAACAGTAGGACAGGTAAGGCAGCTGAAGCTGATCTTATGATACTGATTGGCAAGTATGCTATGATAGAAGGAGCAGATGAGGGTGATCCCCGTAGAGTATTTAATATAGCCAAGAATAAAATTAGCGGTTGGCATGGACAAATAAATGTAATGTTAGATGGAAGAGTTGCGAGGTATGATGATTAAAAGATTAGTAGTAGATATAGAAAATAGTGTGACAAGAAAAGAAAACATAATAGATAACAAGCCCCACAATAAAAACAATGATCTAGTTTCTATTGGTATACTAGACGTAGACACGGGCGAAGAAGATTACGTGGCTGTTTATCATCGTGATGTTTCACATGGAACAGATAGAAGAAATGAGGTCAAGCATAAAATACAGAATGCCGATCTACTTATAGGACACAATATAAAGTATGACCTACAATGGCTATGGTCAGTCGGCATTGCATATGACGGTGACATATATGATACTATGATAGGTGAATATATACTGGCTAGAGGAGAGAGGATGAGTATGTCTCTTAGTGCCTGTTGTGAGAGGCGAGACTTAGCCAATAAAAAATCTGACATAACCAAAGAGTATTGGGATAAGGGTATAGGGTATGAGGCCATGCCTTGGGAGATTGTAGAAGAGTATGGTAGAGCAGACATTCGTGCTACACGGGATTTGTATCTGGCTCAGATGAAAGATCTAGATAACACTACGCTTATGCCTACAGTTAATCTAAGTAATAGAATGTGTATGTGCCTATCTGAGATAGAGTATGGTGGGTTGGCTATAGATGAGGCAAAGCTAAATCACGTTGAGTTTAACTATCGCATGGAAAAAAAAGATTTAATAAGAAGGCTACAAGAATTAGTACACAGTTACATGGGTGATACGCCTATCAATCTTAGTAGTCCAGAGCAGGTATCTTCTATGATATTCTCTTATACTCCAAGGGATAAAAAGAGCCACGCCATAACATATCAGTTGGACAGCCCGTTTAGACCCAGGATAAAGACAGATAAATTTAGGAGACTTGTTCGCAGTGGCTGTAAAAAGGTAATGAAAACAGTAGCTTCTGTGTGCAAAACGTGTAACGGAACAGGTAAAGTACACAAGATAAAAAAAGATGGTACTCCCTTTTCAAGAGCGCACACCTGCCATGAGTGCGGTGGTGCAGGTATGAGGTACATGGAAACAGGTGATGTTGGTGGTCTAAAAATATTCCCACCCGATAGCACATGGGTAACTGCCAACGGATTTAGCACAGAGAAAAGTAGGCTACGGGTTCTAGCCAAGCAACTTAGATCCCTAAACGCTAACAAACATTCAGATGCTATTGAGTTCTTGGAAAAGGTTGAGCGTCTTGGTGCTGTTGAGACATATCTATCTGCGTTTGTAGAGGGCATTAAAAAAAGATTGATAGGTAATATGTTATACGCTGACTTCAATCAGTGTCGCACCGCTACGGGTAGGTTGTCCTCATCCTCACCTAATATGCAGAATATGCCTAGAGGTAATACGTTCCCTGTCAAAGAGGCATTCGTGTCTAGGTATGGCGAAGATGGCACACTGTTTGAGTTTGACTTTGCACAACTGGAGTTTAGGGTAGCTGCATTTCTATCGTCTGACCAGACAGCCAGACAAGAAATAGAAACGGGCTTTGATGTTCACACATATACAGCAGACTATTTAACCAACAACGGTCAGCCTACGTCTAGACAAGAGGCCAAGGGTAGGACGTTTGCTCCACTGTATGGGGCTATGAGTGGTACACCTGCTGAGAAAGCATACAACTTACACTTCATTGACAAATACTCTGGTATAAAAAAATGGCATCAGAGTTTACAGACAGAGGCTATTAAGAATAAATGTATTACGTTGCCAACAGGTAGGCAGTTTGCATTTCCCCATGCTAAAAGAACTAAGACAGGGGGTGCAACAGGAGCTACAAAGATAAAGAACTATCCTGTACAGGCACTAGCTACGGCAGACATTGTTCCATTATGTCTGGTCGCATTAAGAGAGGAGCTACAAAAAAATAAATTAAGAACTACAATAGTAAATACGGTGCATGACAGTGTGCTACTAGATTGCCCAAATGAAGAAGTCGATAGGGTTGAGCAACTTATAGAGGCTACATTATCTCCCAGTTCAACGAAGGATCGTATCCATTTATACTACAATATAAACATGGATGTACCCTTACCTATTGACACAAAAACAGGAAGCAACTGGCTTAATATGTCTTGACAAAGAGGGTTGTTTTGTGTATAACTGAAGGTCTTGTCTTTATACAAAGAAAGGAAAAAGAATGACTGGAACACAAGAAATAGTAAAGATGGAGGAGTCTGCTGTATTAGCAGAGTTAGCCAAGAGTTTTGGTGAAACAGGTGGTGAGTCTACCTCCTCTAGTTCTCTAGCTAGATTAAGAATAGAGAGGGAAAACTTAGAGGATAGCAATGGGGATATTATATGTCCATCTGGATACTTCTCAGTTACTAGCGATGAAGGTAAAGTATACGCGAAAGAAGTAACCTTTCGTTATTATGAACATCGTTACAGATACAAAAGGTACGATGCGTATGCGGAGCGCACTACTAAAGATGGTGACAAGGTACAGGGATCATACATACACTCTGTACTAGTTAAAGGGCCACGCGATGAAGCTCCATCTGATGATGGTGACTTCCAGTGTGGTAGACCCCTTGAGTACATCAAAGATTGGAAGTCTCTTAGCAAAGATAGGCAAGAGTTTTTGAGATCTTGCAGGTTAATGATTATCTTTTATGGCGAAGCAACCATGAAGGGTGTCAATGAAGAGGGCAAGAAGACTGAGATTACATTGCCTGTAGAAATAGAACTATCAGGTAAGACCTCTGGTAAAACTCTATCTAAATTTTTCTTAGATATGGTTTCAAAGAAACGTGTTCTTCCTAACTCTAGAGTAGTACAGATGAAGAGTAAGAAAGTATCTGGTGGTGTCACGTACTATGATATAGATATATCTGTTACGGATGATACTTCCTACCCCATGAACGATGATACTGTAGAACTCTTCGGTAAGTTTCACGATCACATAGCTCAGATTAATAAATGGGTTATGGACAAGCATACAACAGCAAGTGGTTCGGCAGGGTCTGATGGGGATGATGACTTTATAAATCTTAATGAGGATGCTGCTTAATGGATTTGAAGTTAGCGAGAGTTCTTAGTTGGCTTCAAAAGAATATGGATGGGGAGGTGTCCATGACAGAGGACACTATCTCCACCGTATGTAATGATGTAGCTGATGCATTACGTAAGCAGTTTGCTTCTTCAACAAATAGAAGAGAGTTTAAAGTAAGACCATCTAATCTTGGTAGGCCCTTGTGCCAATTACAGATGGAAAAGAAAGGGGAAAAAGGAGTAGCACCTTCATACAATTTTTTACTGCGAATGATGGTAGGGGATGTAGTGGAGGCTATATTAAAGGGCGTTATAAAAGAAACTAACCTAGAAGGATATAAGTCTTCTCAAAATCTCACTACTAAAATAGGTGAGCATACAGTAACAGGAGAAGCAGATTTATCTTTTGATGATGGCAGAATTGATGACATAAAATCTACTTCAGACTTTGCTTTTAGAAATAAATTTGTCAGTTGGAATGCATTGAAAGAGAAAGATTCTTTTGGATACGTAACACAGTTACACGTATACGCTTCAGCTACTGGCAAACCTGCTGGTGGTATATGGGCAATGAACATAACTACTGGTGAACTTAACAGAATAGAAAGCACAGATACTAAAGAAGAAGTATCTAGCATTTTAAAAGAAGCAGAGAAGAAGATAGATGCATTGGTTTCAGATGCACCCTTTAAAAGGTGCTTTGAAGATGAGCCAGAAACATTTAACAGAGTGATTACTGGAAACAGAAAACTTGGTATGGAATGTTCTTGGTGTAAATATAGATTTAGTTGTTGGCCTAATATGCAAGAGAGGGAGTCAGTATTCTCTAAGGCTAAGAGCAAACCTATGGTAGCATACACAGAACTAAACAACATGGAAGGAGAAGCAGCATGAATACACAAGAAGAAAATGTAAACCCATATGTAGATTTAACAGACGATGATCTTAGTGAACGTATCTTAGAACTTAGTAACGAGCTACGTGATTTAAGAAATGAAGCAAAACATCGTCAGACTGCTATAGTACGTGAGGCATGGGAAAACCTACAAGAAGCCCAAGCATCATATAAGAATGCAGTAGGTGGAAACGTACAAAGAACGTATGTTTATAATCGCCCCATTGGTTCAATAAACTATGGTCGCATTAGATTATAGATTAGCGCATGGTTTTAGATCTGGTTTAGAAGAAAGGGTATCTGAACAACTAGCCTTCTTAAATATACTAGACTGCTATGAGATTAAAAAGATACCCTTTGTTCAACCAGAAAAACATAGAAATTATACGCCAGACTTTTGGTTACCTAACGGAATAGTAGTAGAAACAAAAGGTATATTTACTGTACAGGATAGACAAAAACACTTACTAGTAAAAGAACAATATCCTGATTTAGATTTAAGGTTTGTATTTTCTAACTCTAAAAATAAACTAAGAAAAGGAAGTAAAACTACGTATGCCGATTGGTGTAACAAATACGGTTTTATATTTGCCGATCAGCTTATACCTGAAGAATGGATAAACGAAAAAGAGAGAGGCAAAAATGAGAATAAAAAACCGAATGAACCTACAACCAAACGAACTGTGCGTACTAATAAAAGTAAAGTC